GCCTTTGCGAAGTCAAATTTCCAAACGATATGGCGTTTCCAGTGGAAGCAATTGTGATGTAAGTAATAGCCAGCAGTTCCAAATACAATTTCCTCCAGACAACGCGGAAAACGCGCTTATCCGGATCGGCTAAACAGGAAAACACTATGACCATGGTTACAACCACCAAAGGCGAGATGGACGATTCCCTGCTTGAGAAGCGAGAGGGTTTCGTCGATAATGACAATGAGTACACGACTTGGGTTGAGTACTGGTTGGAGGGGGAGCTTGTGCATCGTTCAGCGCACGTGGCCCTCAAGAAAAACGTAAGTTCAGCGGTGGAAGCCGCATCTTTTAATTAAGGAGCCGACCATGGCTAACACTCAAGCGATGACAACCAGCTTTATGGGCGAGTTGATGACCGCAACACACAACTTCGGGACTGCCCCAGTTCGTGCAAGCGGCGCAACTGACACGTTCAAAGGTGCGTTGTATTTGACAACTGCCACCGTAAACGCATCCACCACTGCTTACTCGGCAACCAACGAAGTGTCGGGCACAGGCTACACAGCAGGTGGCGTGGCGGTTTCTTTTGGAACCCCTCCTACGGCCACCAACAGCTCTGCAACAGCAGGCGTGGCGTTCGTCACACCTTCAGCCAGCATCACATACACCACAGTGACTTTGGCTACAGCGTTTGACGCAGTGCTGATCTACAACTCGACACAGGCTGACAAGGCCGTGAGCGTGCACACCTTCGGTTCACAGACAGTGACCGCTGGCACCTTCACACTGACCATGCCTGCGAACACGACAAGCACTGCGCTGATCCGCTTGGCTACAACCTAATCTACTCGGAGGTAGCGCATGACTACCGCATGGGGCGAAGGCACGTGGGGCGAGTATTCTTGGGGCGGCTCCCAGTCGGAGATAGCCGGGAATAGCGCCGCCGGTGCCGTAGGCACGATGACCGCGGAGGTCATCTATGCGGTAGATGCCACAGGGGTTGAGGCTGCGGGCGCTGTAGGCACGGTAGCAATGGGTGAGCGCACAGTAGCGCTCACGGGCGTGTCCGCGGCTGGCCTAGCAGGTGATGTAGCAGAGACCAATAGCCCGGCGGAGGACGGCGTCTTAGCGCAGGGCCAAGTGGGCTCGGTAGGCTCGGTGCTGTCGATAGCGCTCACGGGCGTGTCTGCCGCTGGAGCAGTGGGCAACGTAGACTTCGCGTATGCCGCGTTCCTGTCTGGCGTTGAGGCGCTGGGCAACGTAGGCAATATGCTGGCTGCGCCTATTGGCACGGGCGTGTCTGCTGGAGCCCAGGTAGGTGTTGTAGGACCGACTCTTACTGTGGCGTTGACAGGTGTGGGCGGGGCGGGTGCAGTGGGTACGGCACCCCCTGTGGTAGGCCCAGCAGAAGATAGCGTAGTGGCGTTTGGCCAAGTTGGCTCAATTGCTTCCACCAGCCGCACCGTGGCGTTGAGCGGCGTGTCTGCGCAGGGCCAAGCGGGTACGCCAAACTACTTCTACTGGACAACAATAGATGACAGCGAGACCCCAAACTGGCAAAATGTTGAAATGGTTGTGTAAAGGATATTGATATGGCAGTCACAAATTTCTCCCCTCTTCTGGGCCTTGCGCTGCCTACAACAGGTGACCTGTCCGGCACCTGGGGCACTACGGTCAACGATTCGATCACGCAGTTGCTGGACTCTGCTGTGGCGGGCACTACAACGCTCTCCGTTGACACCGATGTCACCTTGAGCACAACCAACGGCGCGGCCAACCAGGCACGTAACGCGGTCATCTTGTGGACAGCCAGTAACGGCGCAACCACACGCAACATCACGGCTCCTGCGCAGAGCAAGGCGTACCTGGTTATCAACTCGGGCACAGGCTCCATCGTCATTCGTGGCGCAGGCCCCACGACTGGGGTAACAATCCCCGCGAGTGCACGCGCACTGGTGGCTTGGAATGGTTCTGATTTTGTCAAGATCGTCAGTAACCCAGTGTCTTTGACAACGGATGTCACGGGCACATTGCCTATTGCCAACGGCGGTACGGGGACCACCTCCACCACGTTTGCAAACCTGACTACCAACGTCACGGGCACATTGCCTATTGCCAACGGCGGTACGGGGACAAGCTCTACCACGTTTGCGAACCTGACCACCAACGTCACGGGCACATTGCCAGTTGGTAACGGCGGCACAGTCGCAACAACACTGACAGCGAACAACGTCTTGCTGGGCAACGGCACGAGCGCGCTGCAGGCGGTGGCTCCGAGCACTTCGGGCAACGTCCTGACTTCGAACGGCACAACGTGGCAGAGCACTGCGGCTAGCGCCTACACACAGACGCGCAGCCCGAAAACGAGTGCCTACACGGTGGTGGCCGGCGACAAAGGCAATCTGATCGACTGCACCAGCGGCGCGTTCACCGTCGGCATGACGGCTGCGTCCACGCTCGGCACGTCCTTCTGGTTCGACATCGCCAACAGCGGCTCGGGCAGCATTCTGTTCGATGCCGCTGGCGCAGACACTATCGACGGGCTGGCCAACTATTACCTCTACCCCGGGGAGAAGCGCCGGGTCTTCTGCACGTCGACTTCAGCCTTTGTTTCCCTGGTGATGTCTCCGTTTTCGTTTACCGCGACAGCGTCCGGTGACTGGATTGAGCCGCCTGGGTACAAGCTGTTCCAGGGGCTGCTCTGGGCGGCGGGCGGTGGCGGAGGGCGTGTGGCCAACGCGTCGTTCATCGGCGGTGGCGGTGGTGGTGGCGCATGTGTGCCGCTGCTTCGGGTGGCGGCTTCGGCCGGTTCAACCGTGTCGTTCACGTTGGCCACTGCGACGACAAACCAGACCAGCGCGGCGGCGGGCGCCAGTGGGGGCAACTCAACTTTCGGCGGCGTCACCTCGTATGGCGGAGGCGGCGGCTACGGCGCCAACGGCGTGTCTGGTGTGGGTGGGGGCGAAGAGCTGCCAGGGGTTGTGGAGGTATAGCTCAGACTGCCCCTCTGTCAGAAAAAACAGACCGGCCGCCGCCAAATAAATATTGCCGTTCCAACTACCACCGAAATCAGTTCGGCAAATCCCGACTCGGTTGGTTCCTGACAGACTCGCAGCTGCTACGGTGTTGTTGCCTCTAGCGGCGGTGATTGCACCGCCGTTCAGTGGACGAATCTTTGTATAGAATTCGCCGGTTGCAGTGTCATGAGACGCAACAACAACGTACACCACGCCGGCTGTAAAGCTGACCTCCGACAAAGCCTTTATACCGGGGAACAAAATACCGAGTTGTCCGCCTGCCGAAGAGTTTGTCGCCAACGCTACCGAGTTGAATGAGTCGCCAAGCGACATCAACTGCGGATAGTTGTTTGTCCCAGTAGTGGCCTGCTTAAAAACCGAGACAAAAGAAAACTGTGTTTTTACCCCAGTTTTTCCCGGCGACGTGTAGCCGCCATTGGTAGTGTTCCCATCGATAGCAACGCCAACCATGCCGTCTGCTGGAACGGTTGTTCCATTCGCATTTTTTGTCCACGCTTTGCCGGTCGCTAGATCAACCGTTGGGCTTGCCCCGTTCCAAACGTATTCCCACCGGCGGTCTTGGACTGAAACCGCCGCCTGCGGCTGTCGCGTCCGCGTCTTGCTCGTCCAAATCACCCCCACGTCAATCTCCCCGGCGTGCGGTAGTCGTGGGGGCGTACTGCATCATCAGGCAGTCGTGTAGGTGATGCCGGTGTACTGGCACTCACTGCTGGTCTGCGTGCCGTGGAAGGCCGCGCCGGTCGAGTTCTTCACGACAATGCCCCACTTAAGCGGCACGTTGCCACCGAACGCCTGGGCGATCGAGTAGGGGCCGAACTCCTTGTAGTCGTCGTCGTCCGTAGCGTCGGTCGTGACCACACCCAGCAGGATCAGATCCTGATAGCCGAGCAGGCCAGTACGCCCCGTGGTGCCCCACGTGATGGTGCCGTCGGTGCCCGTGACCCCCGCAGTGAACTCGGTGCCGTCGTACGACCCGTAGGCGTAGATCGCGATCGAGCCCGTGGCGGTCAGTGTGCCCACCCGGATCAGCCCGCCAACCTGACAATCGAGGTAGTTGGACGAGCTGTTGTTGTTGAGCGCGGTGCACTCGCGATACGCCCCGTCGGCCAGCGACGTGTAGGTGATCGTGACCGGGTTGGTGGCGTAAGTAATTGTGCTGACGGCCATGGTCAGACCCCCATCGCGGCGCGAACCGCATCAACGGAAACAGGAACGCTCGTGCTGGACGCCGCCTCGAGCGCGTCGCAGTGCTCAGCAGTGATGTTCGGCCCGCTGGGCAGCAGCGCGGCCATGGGGCCCGCCAGCGCACGCAGCGCGGCGCGCGTTTCCGCGTCGCCGATGTCGATCCCGTCGCCGCCCGTGTCCAGATCCGGGAGCAGCTCATTCAGCCACCAGAGCTCGTCGTACGCCGGATGGGCTTCGGGCAGGGACTCAACGAGTGCGGCGAACGCGCGCAGCGACTGCACGAAGATCCGCCCCTCGTGCGCGCCCAGCACCCGGCGGATGCCGCGGTAGGTGACCAGATACTGCCGCGGTGTCACCACCGCGGGCAACGCCTGGGCAATGGCGCCGTTGGCGCCCGCATCGACCAGCTTTGCGAAATCCGCGTCGCTGGCCGCGCGCTCGGTAATCAGCGCGCGCAGTTCAGTTGGTGTCATTTGCGAACTCCAGTTGATCCTCATCGAACCAGCGCTGCTGCTTCTGGCCCTCGGCGTCGATCCACTCGATCTGGGCCTGCACCTCGCCGTTGTCGTCCATGCGCAGCCCGATCACCGGGCCTGCCGGCACGACGGTCTTCAGGCGTACGACATTGCCCTTTTTAAATTTCGTTGCCATGTCGATGCTCCTTACGCAGCGTCGAGGTTGAAGGTGTAGGTCACGTTGACCGTATCGTTGAGAATCACCGATCGGTCACCGGGCGACTGATTGTCGGACGCCGAGAACAGGATGCCTGTGGTGCCGCCCTTGGTGCTGTTGCTGATCAGGAACGCGCCGCCCACCGTGGTCGTGCCGTTGATAGTGAACGCCGCCGGCGAGGCCGAGTTGCTAATCACCGACGGGTCAGCAGTCGTGGCCGTGCCGAACGTCGCCGCGACGCGCGTGGCCTGGGAGTAGGCCGTGACCTCGGTCCAGCCCGCGTGCGTCGAAGACGTATCCGTCGGCGCCGGGGTGTTCGAAGCTGCAGCGCCGTACAGCCCAATGTACCAAGCAGCCGTGTACGAGCTGCCCTTGAAGTACTGGGTGTTCATGTCCTGCAGGCCGACGTTCACCACCAGATTGGGGATGTCCTGCGACCACTTCAGATTACCTTCGCTGTCGAAGCACTCGATGTGAAACACGCCGTGGGCACGAGCCCCCTCACGCGTTCCCTGAGCCTTTTCAACGGCCATGTTGATGAAGTCCTGCGATTTCGCGCTTTCTTTGGTCGACACAGTCGCCTCCTTACTTGATACGCACAAGAGCTGTCGTAGCGCCAGGAGGCGGCATGACAACGGTGAAAGTTTGGTTGTTCGCGGTCTTGTCCGCACCAAAATTGATGACAGCAACCGCGGGGTTCGTGAGCCCGTCGGCCAGATAGATCAGCGCGCCGCGCGCGGTGCCTGTGAAGCCTGCCCACGCCGGATCGTCGAAGTCGATGTAGGCAACCGTGCCCACAGACGTCGGCACCTGTGAGACCGTGAGCGTGGTGCCGCCGGCCACGTAGCCCGTGGCCGTGATCTCGCCCGTCGTGGTGTAGACGGTCGTCGTCGGGCCCAGACTCGCCGTACTGTCGTACAGCGCCATCTTGTAGACCTGCGACGTGCCCGTGTTGAAGTTGAAGCTCGCGCACAACAGCCCGACCTTGAAACTGGTGGTCAACCCCTGAGTGATCGCCATGCTCAGCTCACCGGCACGCGCGGCGTGCCATTGCGATACACGTCAGACTTCTGCATCCCGTCGCCCAGCTTCTTGGCCAGCATCAGCGCTTCTTTGTACTTCGCCTCGTAGGCCGCCATCATGTCCGCCTCACCCTTCATGAAGATGTAGGCTTCCACCAGCGCGCCGTAGAGAAGCGCCGTCTCGAAGTTGTCGCCCAGCCACGTCTGCTCACCGGCGATCGTGGTGATCGACTCGGGGTAGTAGAAGTAGTGCAGCTCGGCTGTCAGCGCCGCATTGGGCGTGGGGCCCAGGATGAAGGTCGTTTTGGTCTCGTCGTCGGACCGCGGCCCGAAGATCGCGTAGTACTTGGGCACGCCCGTGACCGTGGGGTTCGGGTAAGCCTCGCGAATGAAGTTGACGTCCTTGGGCAGCAGGTACGAGTAGTTGCCGTTGACCGCGATCACCGCGAGCGAGAACGGCGCCAGGAAGTCGTCCGGGCACTGCAGATACTCGTTGCCCGACTCCAGCACCCCGGTCACGTTCTTGCGCGCCATCGGGAAGTCGATGCTGTTGAAAATGCGCTGCTCAGCCCCGCGGATGAAGCGGTTGATGTCGTCCGTCTCGAACGTGTTCTCGACGGTGCTCTCGATGGCTGCGACCAGCTCGGTGTAGGTCATGTCAGGCAATCGTCACGGTTACATCGCCCAGCTCAGCCTCGGCCACAAGCGTGTTCGGGGTGTCGCTGAACGCGGAGCTGCCCCCGCCGATCGGGTTCCAGCCCCACTGCGTGTCCCGGCTGCCCTCGCCCAGCGAGCCCGTCACCGTCACGCCCGACACGACGTAGCTGTTGTCCGGCCGCGCGCGCTGCAGCGCCTGGGGGTCGTAGATCGGAATCTCGCCCTGCATGAGCTGCGGGTGGCTTTCTTCCCAGCAGCTGTTGCACACCAGCATGTTGATCGGGGTGTTCTTGATCACCAGCTCGCGCAGCTGCACCAGCTTGTACTGGAAGCCGCAGCGATCGCAGTTCGCGATCGCTCGTTTGCCTTGTGCGAAGGGGTTGGCCATGGGTCACCGCGCGTAGACACGCGGGATGAAGCGCACGGAGGCCTTCTCCCGGTCTTCGTCAGACGCCCGCAACCACTCTTCGTCGTAGACGGTTTTGAGCATCACCAGCCGGTCGGCCAGCTTGGGGTTCTTCATGGCCAAGTAGTAGGCCAGCCCTGCCGTCAGGCAGGGCAGGAACCGGAACGGCACGTCGGCGGTCTCGACCCCCGTTCCAGCGTCTTGGATCCGGCGCAGGCGCCAGTAGACCAGCTGGTAGGTGTCATCAAGATTGGGGACGGGCCAGAGCGTCACTGTGGGCGCCGAGACGCCGCGCGTGACCAGCA